TCAGTGGTTAGTTGTCAGTGGTTAGGGGTGGGTGAAATTTTTTTTCAAAAAGATTTGGTGGAATGAAAAAAAGTTGTACCTTTGCAGTGTTACAATCTTGAAGGATATTTTATATCCGAATATATCATAAAATATAAATAACTCACGGCGTGAGGGTGTCGCTATATAGTAATATATGGCAAAATTTCGTACACTTCGAGATTGTAACAGCACCTACTCACGCCGCTTATTTTTTTATTTCATGTTACAATCTCAACAAACAACCATAGATACTATGCCCGTAGTGGAGGTATCGTATCAAAAAATCCAGCCCCGAAGCCGTAAGGGGTTATTGGAAACGCTCTATGAGGAAGTGGCTAAGGAGTATTTTTATTTTTTGCAAAAAACATTTGGTAGTTTTAAAAAATGTCGTACCTTTGCAGTGACAAAACAAGAGCAACACTTGTATAAAGTTGCAAGTAATTTATTATTTAATAATATATCCGTGAAGGTGTCGTATAGTAGTAATGCTATACAACAAAAAGCGTTAGCTCTTGTTTTGTCAACACCCACTCACGGATTTTTTATTTTATATACAATGACAAAACAAGTAGAAACCGTAGATACTATGCCCGTAGTAGAGGCATTGTATCCAAAAAAGGCACAGCCCCGTAGCCGTAAGGGGTTGTTGGAAACGCTCTATGAGGAAGTAGCTAAGGAGTACTTTCAGGAGATTATGGAGGAAGCCCGTGGGGAGTGTGTGATCAAGGTAGGCTCCAAGAAGAATGGCAAGACGGGGCAGGTTACCGATGAATGGCGTGTGAGTGCGCTCCGTCAGGAGGGCAAGGGGCGGACGTTTGCCAAGGCTGTCATTGCGCTCTATGGGGCTATTACTCACGCTAAAGCGAAGAAAGGAGGTGTGCTATGAGAGGGGAGAAGCAATTACCACGTCCGCTGGATGAAGTGCTAGGGAGAAAGTTAGTATATTGGCTTTGCGAGATAGACGACAGGTTAGACAAGGAGGACGACTTTCAAGAGAAGTTGTTGCAATTCCCGAAGCTGTTGGAGGACTCGACCTTTTTTGACAAGGAGGAACAAGCCTTTGTTAAAGATATGTTTCTGCACATGCTCTCGCTGACCTTTATCATACAAAGGCATAAGGAAGAAATAGCGGCGTTCTGCGAGGAATACAATAATTAGTTGTTAGTGGTTAGACTTAAAAAATAAAAGCAATGGAAACAAAAGTAACAAAAGTAACAGACATAGAAGTGCGTAAAAAGCAACTGATGGAGGAGGAGATCAAGTACTGGATGTTTATCGGAGGGCTTGTGGTGATCATAGGCTTTGTAGTTGGTTTGGTGCTATGGATAGCGGGGGTAGTGCGCTGGTGGGGGGCGCTGCTGATCCTTGTTGCCACGGTGGCATATTCGTACTATACGGATGTGATCGGCAAGCGCTCGGCGGATCGTATCCGTGGGATACGGGACGAGGCGGGGTTTGACCGAATAAAACAACGGGATCGTGCGCGTGGTCTCTTGGGACGTGTGGTGCTGTTTCTGATCTCTGTGGGGCTGTTTGCCTTTGGGTTTTACCTACTTTGGCAATATACCGATGAAGTGTTGTTTCTGAACTTCCTTTTTGTATACTACGGGGTGTGCTTCCTTATTGTGAGGTACTTGTGGAGAAAACTTTTATAGTGAATAGTGAAAAGTGAATAGTGAAAAGAGTCCTTTCCGATGTGGAAAGGGCTTTTTATTTTTGCAGGGACAGTGGACAGTAGACAGAAGTCAGAAGACAGAGGCTGACAAGTGACTAACGACTAATCACTAACCACTAATAACTAACAACTGTAAAAAAATGGCAAAGAGAGTAAAGACGGATTTGGTCATCACGATCAATGGCAAGCAGATAGAGGACAGCTTTTCGGGGATTTCCGCAGAGGTGAAGAAGCTGGAGCAGGATCTGAAGCACCTGACCCCTGGGACGGAAGCCTTCAAGAAGAAAGCGGAGGAGCTGAAGGAGGCTAAGGCACAGTTTGAACGGATCAAAGGAGAGGTACAGCAGGCTACGGCGGCGCTTGATCAGGTGACGGGGAGCGCCGAGCGAGCAGGCTCCGCCCTTGAGGCAGCGGGGCGCAAGAGTGAGGGTTTTTGGTTTGGAGTGAAGCAGGTGGTTACTGGGAACTTGGTTACAAGCTTTTTGGGTCAACTTGCGGGTGCGGCTAAGGATTCGGTGGGGGAGCTGTTGGAGATCTCCGATGCGATGACGGGGGTCGAAAAAACCTCAGGGCTTGCGGCTGAGAAGGTAAGGGAGCTGTGGAATGACTTTGACGAGCTGGACACGCGTACGGGAAAGAAAGAACTGCTTGACATCGCCCAAATAGGGGGGCGATTGGGGATTACAGACAAGGAGCAGCTGCGGGAATTTACCGAGGAGATAGATAAGATCTACGTAGCCCTTGGGGATTCGTTCCAGGGAGGTTTGGAAGCGGTAACCACTAAGGTGGGCAAGCTCAAGAACCTATTCGAGGAGACCAAGGAGCAGAACTACGGGGAAGCGCTCAATGCGATAGGCTCGGCGCTGAACGAGCTGGGTGCCAATGGTACGGCCAGTGAGGAGAATATCTCCGATTTTGCCACGCGTATAGGTCAATTGCCTGATGCCTTGAAACCAACCATTGCGCAGACTTTGGGGTTAGGGGCGGCCTTTGAGGAGTCGGGGATAGACGCGGAGATAGCCGCCAGCGGGTACTCGCGGTTTATGAGCGTGGCGGGTACCAACGTGGAAGCCTTTGCCAAGCAAATGCGTATGTCGGCCGAGGAAGCCAGGGCGCTGTTTGAAACCAAGCCAGAGGAGTTTTTCTTGAAATTTGCCCAAAGCATGAAAGGGTTAGGTGCGGAAGGCACGGCGGAGGTGCTCAAGGGGTTGAAGCTAAACACGCTGGAGGTGCAGAAAGCCGTAGGAGCGGCGGGGGACAATGCCGATCGCTTTCGTGAGCTGATGCAGTTGGCAGGGGAAGCGATGGAGGAAGGCACCTCCATACAAGAGGAGTTCAACAAGGTCAATAACAACACGGCGGCTATATGGGAGAAGATCAAGAAGGTATGGAAGGAGACCTTTACCAGCGATCTTGTACAAGGGTTTTTCTCCTATATCGTCCAAGCGCTGGGCTGGCTTACAGGGGTTACGAGTGAGGCAGGCAATGGGGTGAAGGTGTTTCGTGAGCGGATAGCCTTTTTGCTAAAGACCATAGTGGTCTGTACTGTGGCTGTGGTGAGCTATAAGGCAGCGGTGAGCATTGCCGCAGTGGCCACTAAACAGGCGTGGCAGCAGTCGCTGCTGTATAATGCAGCGCTGAAGGTCAAGACGGCGCTAATGCAGGCGGGCAGAGCTGCGGCGCTGCTGTTTTCGGCAGTTATACGAGCTCTTTCTTTGAACTTTAAAAAGGCAGGAGAATCCATGCAGGCCTTTAATGCTATTACGAAAGCTAATCCTTGGTTATTGCTTGGGTCAGCGATTGTGACAGTGTTTACATATCTGGCGTTGTTCAATAAAGAGCAGAAGGAAGCCAATAGGCAGGCAAAGCTATTTAAGGAAATCCAAGCGGAGGTCTCCAGAGCGGTAGAGGATGAAAAGAGGAGCATTAGTACCCTTGTGGGGATTATCAATGATGAGACCAAGAGCAGGCGGGAGCGGGAGATCGCCATGAAGAAGCTGCAAGAGATCGCCCCAGAGTACTTTAAGACCTTGGATATAGACAAGCTCAAGACAGACGAAGGGCGTAGGGCAATAGACCAATACATAGCTTCACTGAAAACCAAACGAGAGCTGGAGCGTATCCAGTCCAAAATCAAAGAGAAGGAGGACAGCTTCGACGAGGCAAAGAAGAAGCATGTCAAAGACTATAAATCCAAGTGGAATCCTGTTACTTGGGGGAGTAACTTGGATAACTACGCAGATACTTATGAGGAAGAGTTGGCCAAACAGATGAAGCCTTACATGGATAGGTATACCAAGAAGCAGATTTCGGAAGAGGAGCTTAAAAGTATCTATACACAAAATGAGCGATACCTAAAGGCTTTCTACAAAGACAAGACGGAGAAACTTAAGGAACTGAAAGACGATATTACAGCCCTTGAAAAGGCAGAAAAGGAGCTTGTAGAGGCGCAAATTAAGCAAGACGCAGAAACAGCACCCCCTACTACCATAGGAGGCAGTGGTACAGACAGCACAGGAGAGGGCAAGGGCAAAAAAGAAAAGGCGAAGGACTATTCCAAGGAGTACGAAGCGGCTAAGCGGGCGCGATTGGAGACAGAGCAGGCGCTGCAAAAGGAGATAGCCCAAGGGTTGGAAGAGAGCCTAGATAAGCAGCTGGCCACTACGGAGCAGAAGTACAATGAGAAGAAGTTCAAGCTGCAACAAGAAAATGCCACGCTGGAGCAGGAGATAGGCACGCTTGCGGCGGAAAAGAGCAACGATCCTAATCGGGAGAAAGCCATGGCCGAAAAGCGTAAGCTGATGGAGCTCAACAAACAAATAGAGGTCGCTTACGAACAGCAGAAAGAGCAGGAGCTGCTGCAAGTCAGGGAGAAATACCACGCCAAGGAAGCCGAGCGCAGGGTGAAGGAACGCAGTAAGGAAATAGAAGCCCTGCGCCGCCAGAAATCCGAGGAGATCATAGAGATACAAAGCCTAGCGGACGCCAAGGCACAGCTAAAAGGCCAACTCTCTGATCGGGAGCTGGCACAGCTAAAGACCCTTGAGCAGGCTAAGAAAGCCCTTAGGGTGCAGGCGGAAAAGGAGTTACTGGAGGAGAGCCTTAAGAACTTTGAAGAGCAGAAACAAATCCTTATGGGTTACCTCTCTACCCTTACAGGGGAGGCAAAGGAGAAGCTCGTGGAGGACATTACCCAGATAGAGGATAAGATGCTCCAAGCGCGGGAGAAGTTGGACGATATTAAGAACAACAAAGACGCCAAAGAGGAAAAGGCAGCAGGGAAGGAGCTGGAAAAGGTGGATGTGCTGGGCTTTTCGGCTAAGGACTGGGAGGATACGTTCTCCCACTTGGACGAGATGAGTAACCGCTTTAAGGCTGTGGATATGGTAGTGGGGGCGATGAGTAATGCCTTTAGCCAGTTTGCCCAATTGCAGCAGAACCTCAACCAAAAGGAGCTGGCCACTTATACCAAGAACCAAGAGCAGCAGAAGCAGGCGCTGCTGACAAGGCTCAACCAAGGGTATATCTCTCAGGCGCAGTATCAGAAGGAGCTTGCTAAGCTAGAAGAGGAGGCACAGGCGAAGAAGAAGGAGCTTGCCGTGAAGCAATTCCAAGCACAAAAGGCGATGAATATGATGAGTATCATGGCTAATACGGCAGTAGGGATTATGCGAGCTTATGAAGCAGGGCCTATTGCAGGGAGCGTGTTTGCTGCGATTGTAGGGGCGCTTGGGGCAGTACAATTGGGGATTGTAGCGGCGCAGCAGCCGCCGAGCTATGCCAGGGGAGGTTATACCAAGGGCTTGGGCTTTAAGGATGAGAGCGGCCAAGAGGTGGCGGGGATTGTCCATGGCGATGAGTATGTGGTACCCCAATGGCTGAAGAAAGATCCCGAAGTGGCGCAAGTGGTGGAATGGCTGGAAGCTAAGCGCTTGGGTCAGTCTCCCAAGAGTTATGAAGCAGGTGGGGAGGTAGCGGCCAACTCACCGCAAGAGCCACAAGTGCGCAGCTCACCGCAAGAGCTACCAGCGCGCGAGAGTAATCTTACGGAGGTGCTGGGCAAGCTCAATAGTACCGTGGAGAAGCTGCAAGAGGAGGGCATAGAAGCGTATATCGTAGCCGATGCCAAAGCAGGGAAAGAGTTCAGGCGCGCCATAAAGGATTTTGAGACGCTACGAGATAAGAGCAAGCGGTAGTTGTTAGTGGTTAGTTGTTAGTTGTTAGGGGTTAGTTATTAGAAGTATGGAGGATTATAAAGAGGAGATTCGGGGGCTGATAGGGAGGTATTACAGCCCTTGTGCCACGACAGAGAGCTGGGTGTGTACCTATAAGAGTACCCTTGAGCTACTGGCTATGGTGGTGGGGGTGATCCCTACTACCCCCATAAGCGAACACGATATATACGAGGTGATGAAAGAAATGGGATATACCATAGAACTGGTGGCGCAGGAAGCAGGTGAGGCGTTCTTGTGGAGGATGTATCAGGTTAGTTGTTAGAAAAAGTCCTTTCCGAGGTGGAAAGGGCTTTTTATTTTTGCAGGAGATTAGTGGTTAGTGATTAGTGGTTAGCAACTGACAACTAACCACTGAAAACTGACCACTGAAAACAGATAAAAGATATGAATAGAGAACGGGAGATAGGGCGCGTAGGGGCGCAGATGATTACCTCTGCCTTACGTAGGGCTGCAAAAGGGGCAGGGCTGGAGGGGCTGTCCAATGAGGCACGTGGTAAGGAGCGTATGCGATTTAGCCAGCGTGTGGGAGGAGGCAAGCAGGCTTACTTGCGCGGGATTGCCATTGTTATGCAGCGTTATGGATTTATCCAACACTATGGGATAGAGGCAGGACGCGTGAGAAGAGGCGGGGAGCGCGTGAGAAGACGACCAAGGGAGACCTCTTACCGATTTAGCGCACACTTGTACAAGCGCGGTATGCAGGGGACGAAGTTTTTGGAGCAGGTGGTGGAACAGAGTGGCGCCGTGGCGTACCTGAGTGAAGCGATAGCCCAAGAGCGAGGGGAGGAAATCGCTCTTGGGGTGAAGCAGATATTGACGAGTGATTAGTTGTTAGTGGTTAGTGATTAGAGAAAAGTTATGAGAAAGAATTGGGTAGAAGGGGTAGTATTTGAAATGACCTTGGATCCGTTTGAAATGACTCTCACAGGGGATACATCTGTACAGTGGGAGCATGAGGATGATCCGTTTGATTTTAAAGGAATAGCGGTGAATTATGGGGCTCCAGATTCGATGTTTTTCTGGAGGGAAACGGAGCAAGATGTCGGGCTGTTTCGGATAAAGCAAAAGCAGGAAGTTGTTCCAAGGAGTCTTTTTAGGACTCATAAGGTAGAAAAGGTAGATTTTAGTCTGTCTGATGCGTATAAGCGTACAGGTGCTATCGCAGGGGTGCCACTGGTGGTGGGAACACGGATAGAGAAGGATGGAGGATTTTTTGTTGATCACCATATTTTTCCCTTTAAGATAGCGGTTACTGTGGTAGGGAATCCTAAAGGCTTCACGGTGTCGCCCTGGTCGTATTCCTTTGCATTGGTTAAGGAGAAGCAAGAGCGCGGGTCAGGGATTCTGGAGATAAGGAATCCGAACCGATTGCAGTTTGAGGTAGGTGCGAGCTCGGACAAGATAGAGGTAGGCACCATAGAGAATCAAGGCGGGGAGGTGGTTAAGGTGCCTATCAGTACAAAGTCCTCCGAGGAGCTGGGCGTAGGAGAATACAAGGAGCAATTGGTTATAAAGTCCTCTAAGGGGAGCGAACGCGTTGTCCCCGTATGGATATACGTAACCCAATATTTGGAAATGGTAGAAAGGGACGTCTATTTCTGCAAAGACAGAGACCTATTGACCGTATACTCCAAGGATAATGGGGATTATATGGAAATGCAGTTGAAGATACACTTTTCGGGCTATGGACAAGAGAAAGAGGTCATACAGACGTATGAGTATGTTTTTTTCAAACAACGCGTAAAAATAGATATAGGGGAAGAGGTGCAAGATTTCTTCGAAGGAATACCTAACCTACAATCATTAACACTTAATGAGACGCGGGATATAACCGTGTACCCCTTGTATAAGGTGGCATTGGTAGATGTGATGCTATTGGAGAAGAACCTACAAGGGAATGTTAGTGAGCGTTATGAGCTTAAGGGATTGCGGTATCTGCCGGGGAAGAAGCCTAAGGGGTATCCGTACTTGACGGAGAGCCTTCTGAGGAGTACCTATCCCGATAGTATGGTGTCGCTCAGCGCGCTGGTGAAAGACATCAAGGCACAACAGCTGGTGAAGATTGTATCGGATAGGGTAAGATTGACAGAAGTGAGTGATGATTATCAGGTGGGGAACTTTTCCTTTTTGAGAAGCGTGGCTGATATTAGCTACTCTCCCACGAGTATTATCACCTATAAGGGATTGAGCTTGGAGCCGAAGCCAAAGAGTAATGACAGGCCTATATTGGGTATCTTTGAGAACCAAAATCAATGTCCTGATTGGTTTTCATTTGCTGGAGAATGGGAGGGGCATGTAGAATATCAGCATCAGATAGGGGAGCACCTGCTTAGCCGCGAGCGCTATAAGGAGCGTGTGGAGGAAAAGCGTACTTTCAAGCTCAACACGGGGTGGATCTTTGCTGAGGAGATAGCCGTACTATGGGAGTTGGTTCGCAGTGAGCAGTGCTTCCTAAAGATACAGGGCGAGTGGGTGAAGGTGATTCCTATTTCGCAGAAGCCCCTATCATACGACAGTACGCGGAACCTGCACAGCTATGTAGTGGAGTTCCAAGAATCGGCTATTAGAGAATAAAGAAGAAGGATGGATCTAGTAAAATTTGACAAGGAGGGGACTTACCCACGTATATCCGCCTCGCATATAGACGAGAGCATTGAGCTTACCCCTGCCGAGCAGGAGATAAAGGCGCGGCTGAGGCATATCCACGCCCTTAGGATGACCAACAAGTATTCCAAGTATCAGGCCATACAGATACACATGCGAGAGATGAATGTCAGCCAATCCACAGCCTACAGGGATTACAATTGGGCAATGCAGATCTTCGGAGAGCTGGACAAGGTAGATGTGCAGGCCGAGCGGATGATTTTGGCGGAGTGCTATTGGCAACTCTACCAAAAGGCACTCAAGAAGGGCGATCTGGAGCAGGAGCGTAAGGCGCTGGATTCGTATAAGTCGCTGTTCAACTTTGACAAGGAGGAGAAAGAGATTAACTTCGAGAAAATCTCCGCTCACGAATACCATATCAAAATGAGCCGCAAGAGTATGCGTATGCTACGCGATGCCATAGGTACAGGCGTGGTGGACTTGAACGACTTGCCCGCTGAAGATATAGACTATGAGGAAATGACCAATGACCAATGATAATAAAACCAGTTAAGGAGATATACCTGAACCCTATGCAGATGGCTGCGGTGGAAGCCAATAGGTATAGACGGATAAAGAATATTTGTATAGAGGCGGGGCGTGGTACGGGCAAGTCGACCATATTGGGTTGGTTTGTCAAGGAAGGCGTTAGGCAGATGCCCAGGGCGACGGGGGTGCTGGTGGGGGCGACATTCGTGCAGATCAAAAGCCGTACCTTCCCCTCTACCAAGGAGGGGCTGGAGATGTTTGGCCTATATGAGGATGTGGATTATGTAGTGGGTAAAAGCGGAAAGAGCTTAGGGTATAGAATGCCATTCCAAGCGCCGAACTCGTGGAGTAATGTGGTGCATTTCTCCAATGGGTTTATCCTTGTGCTGGTATCCCTAGACGATCCCAACTCAGGGCGCGGACTTAACGCCTATATGGTCATAGGGGACGAGGCGGCGCTCTTGGAATACGATCGGCTATTCAACAACGTACTGACCACGAACCGAGCTAAGAAAGTGGAGTTTGACCGCGCTTCGCTGCTCAATGCTACGATATTCACCTCCTCCGTGGCACTGACCAAGACAGGGGAGTGGTTCACCAATCGGGAGAAGCTGGCCCTGCAAAAGCCACAAGAACACTGCTTTATCAAAGCCAATGCCTTGGTCAATAGGGAGAACCTCAAGCCTAATTGGATTCAGGAGATGTACGAGCAGCGCGTATCGGATATGCTCTTCAATGCGGAGATTATGAACATACGCCCGCGCAAGGTGGCCGACGGATTCTATCCGCAACTATTAGCCGATAAGCACTACTACAAGTACAAGTATGCCACAAACCTCTTGGACGATTTTACCCAGAGCTATACGCCAAGTTGTACGTATGACACGGATTTGATTAAGGGTATCCCCTTGGAAATATCATTGGACTTTGGCGGGCGTATCAACTGTGCTGTGGTAGCCCAAGAGAGCAAGCTCACCCATACGCTGAATATCATCAAGGATTTTTTTGTCAAGAATCCGCAGAAGCTCTCCGACCTTATTAAGAAGATTATAGACTATTACGAACCCCACAAGGCTAGCTGTAACAAGGTGTATCTGTATCACGATCGCTCAGGGTTCAAGAGTGAAGCCAACAGTAAGACGACTTTGGCGCAGGATGTGGAGGATATGCTCCGTACAGCAGGCTGGCAGGTGTATAACAAGACTCCCAACACGAACAACCCAAGCCATATCCTCAAGTTCCGACTGATAAATGAAATCTTGGAGGAGAGCAACCAAGGGCTACCATTTGTCCGTATCAATGAGGACAACTGCCCCAACCTAATTGTATCCATGGAGAATGCAGGACTCAAGCAGAAAGAAGACTCTTTCGAGAAAGACAAAAGCTCGGAGCGCTCCACCTCCATACCGCAGGAACATGCCACCCACCTATCGGACTGCTTCGACTACCTTATATGGTGGAAGTATGCTTATCTGATGGACAACGATCGCCACGATTCGTATATTATAAGCTCGGTTTAAGGGATATATAGACCAATTTATCAATACCTCTCCGTCTGGAGAGGTTTTTTTATGATTTTTGCCAAGCAAGTCCGTCCATTCATATTTCGCTTCGATTTTTAAAATTCAAATTGTAAAAAAGATTAAGGCGGCGATTGGCTTTTTTTGCACACAATGAAAATTGTTTTGATTTTTAGGAGCTTAATGTTTTGATTGACAAAGGTGTAAAACAAAAATAATGACAAAACCCCCTGCTTTCTGCGCTCTTGGAGCGTGTCCTTTATTTATACTTATAGTTTTTTGAACTTTGTGGCATGGTAGAAAAGATATTTTTAAAGGACGCTTTGGCGGAAATGCGAAAATTGGATACGGAGAAAAAGCCGATACCCTTTTCCTTGGCTGTGCGTTCCTATAACCAGCAAAATGGGTTTGGAGGAAAGCTCCTGATATACCATAATGCAACCCTAATGCAACAGCCTAAGGGTAAAAAAGACTTTGAGAAAAACCCCAACCACTGGAACAATAAGACACGAAATATTAAACTTGCCGACGGCACCATAAAGAAAATTATTATCCTTTTTATAGTAGCCTTTAATGGGAAAGAAGTAGTTTACTAGGTATGGAAAAGATAGATAACGATTTGTATATACTCTCTAAGAGTGGGGCGGCTGTGCTCTTTGATAATAAGCATGGGCTTACTGCGCCCAAGGCAAAGAAGGACTTATCCGATACGGATAAGTACTCAGTGTGGGGGGACGATAACCTTTACCCCCAGCAGCTAACAGAAAAACTCAATAAGACAGGGGCGGCCATAGGAGGGTTGGAGGTGCTGATCTCGGCTCATTATGGGTTGGGATTCCGCCTATACCAAGATGTGGAGACAGAAGAAGGAATAGTAACTAAGGAACGCGCACGTAACTCTTTCCCTGAGCTGAACCAGTTCTTTAAGGGGTGTCGCTGGGATATTACCATGTCCGAGATTGTAGAAGACTTTGAGACCTATGGGATTGCCTTTGTGGAGTACCTGCTTTCGCCCAATAGGGACAAGATCGTATCCATAAAGCGGCAGCAAGCGGCTCATTGCAGATTGGGTGTACCCAAGGAAAAGGGCTATGTGGATAAGGTGTATATCAATACCTCGTGGGGTGGCACACTGGACGAGGAGCTGACGGAGGAGGTGCCCTTTTACTCGGATATGCATTCGGTGGAGAGCCTTAAGGCATACTGCAAGGAGAAGAAGGTAGACAAATTCATCGTGCCAGTGATGCGTACCCTTACCACGGAGAAGAATTACCCGAAGGTGAAATGGCATAGCTCCTTTGCCAATGGCTGGGTAGATGTGGTGCTCTCGGTGCCGACGTTCAAGAAGTACATGTTTGAGAACCAACTGAACTTGAAATTTGTTATCTATGTGGCCGATGATTTTTTCTCTCATAAGTTTGGCCGCAATGAGTGGCAGGAGATGAGCGATGTGCAGAAGGAGCAAGAGCGGCAGAAGACCATAAAGGCGATAGACGAGCACATGAGCGGGAACAAGGCAGCGGGTCGCTCCTTTCTATCGCCTTTCTTTCGTGACAGCTCTGGGAACCTCATACGCGGTATAGAAGTGGTGCCGATAGATGACAAAATCAAGGACGGCAACTTCCTACCCGATGCCAGTGCGGGGAACTCGGAGATACTTTTCCCGATGGGTGTAGATCCTTGTTTGCTCGGAGCGGGTATCCCAGGGGGGAAGAACCTTAGCGGGAGCGGCTCGGACAAGCGGGAGGCCTATACGATCCTCTCCACCCGTATGCCGATTAAGCGATTGCGTACCTTGGAGATATTCGATCGGATAAGGGATTGGAACGGCTGGGACGATACGCTATATGGCAATTTCCCAAATATCAACCTTACAACCTTGGACAAGAACCCCAACGGGCAGCAGGTAATCGTAAATTAGGTGAAAATTAGCATGTAACAATATAGACCCAATAAGCACTTTCTTATTGGGTCTATATTATTTAAGAAAAGTTTAACTATGTCTCTAATGAAAAAAATAATATTTTTTATTGCGCAATAAAAAATATTATGTATCTTTGCAGTGTCAAAAAGAAAGAAGTATAATAATTAAAATTCAAAAAAATGAGAACTATTACAATTAAAGACATCTATAATGATGTGAGCTATATTAACCCAAGTGTATCAACAATTAGTTCAATAGGTGATTATATAGAAGAGAGTAGCAGACAAGTAGCACAATCTGTAAGAGATAGAATAACTAAGGCATTACCTCAAGGTACATTAGCTCATAAGATCATTACTGAGAATTTGAAAGACTTTTTTTCTGACAAACAACTATGGGTAATAGCCTACGAGTTACAGAAGAATGAAAAGTATGTATCTAACCTTGCTAATGAGATAGAGAGAAGAGAACAAGTAGCAGAACGCAAGGCTCAAGAAAGTAAGGCTAAGTTAAGCCTTAATAAAGAAAATAGTCAAGAAGTGCTTGACTTTGTAAAATCAAATAAAAAGCTACTAAAAGACTATTACGCTTTCGTGAAGTCCAATAAAAAATACTCAAAAGAATATTATTCAAAGAAATTCACCTTTGAAAGTGCAAACGAATTTATAAATAAATAAAGTATAACAACTAAAGTCAAGAATAATGAAATTAGATTTTTACACCACAAAACGCTACACTTACATTGTAGCTGATAATGTTACTTTTCAAAAAAAAGAGCAAGGTTACCCACAAGTTAATGAGGTACCCTTTGAAAGGGTAGATTCTCAGAATTTTACTGAAAAACCATATTTTACAACTTTCGTTGATGTAGATGGTGAAATTACAGATGAAAATCTTAATGAAGCTTACTCTCAATTTTGTGATTTCTGTAAGGGAAGGCATGAAAAGAATAAAATTCAGAAAGAGCAAGCCAAACAAAGCCTTGAAGCTGATTTCCGTTCGCTTGAAAACGAAATTAAAGAAGGTAAAGTTTTTGATGCAAATATAGAAAATATTAGAAGAATATTGTTGTATCTCAATTCTATGAATTGGGGGGTATGGCAATTACCTGCTATGACTATTGGTTACAGTGCGCATCAGTACGATTGCGACGGCCACCAAGCTACTACAATAACACTTGACAAGCCTATCAATTACCAAGGTGAAATGGTCTGCAAGTTCAAGGTAGGCGGCGGCAGGCGACACTTAACACAATACAGATATATCTAATCAATAAGCCCTCTTAATTGAGGGCTTAAAAAATAAAACAATATGAATATAGATGATGTTTTTAGCCAAAAAAATGAGGTAGCAGAGGTTATTATACCTAAGTTTTTATTAGCAGAAAACCCTATTTTGCCAAATATTGACCTTACCTATATCTACTCTCCTCATTATATGAGCCTGATAATGGTTATTGAAGAAAATAGCGAGATTGTACATCTCAATGATACATACAGAGCTATGCCGCAGCAGTTATATGTGTATGATATGCTGGAGCAATTCAGGTTTGTTGTCATTCAGAACAATGTAATGAGCATGGGTGGGATATATGCCCCCGTTATATCAGTAGAACAATTCATTGAAGAAGCGTGGCAATGGTACAAGAGCTATCTTGACTGGGAACTAACACAAATGCAAGGATTATGACCACACAAGAGAAAGTATTATATATCATTGAGCTATTAGAGCTATCAGATAGGCAAGTATCTGCTGCCATAGGTAAGGCAATATCTACGACAACTCATAAGAGGTTACAATTAGCTCGCAATAAATTCACAGACGAAGATCTGCAAAATCTCAAAAAATATTACATTGATAAATTGAAATTGATAGAAGAGGTATGACAGCGCGTTGATTTTGCTTTAAGTCCTTTCCCGCAAGGGGAAGGGCTTTTATATTTGTAGTAAAAAAGGATATGTTTGAACAAATTGAAGAGATTAAGACGTATATCCATGTATCGAAGTACTTGGATATACAGATCCTAAAGCCGTATATAGAGACGGCCAAGAGTGAGCGGGTTCGTCCGCTGGTAGGGGAGGTGATCTGGGAGAAGCTCTCGGATGATTCCTTTGTTATGTCCCGCAAAGCGGAGATATACGAGGGGGTGAAAAAGGCTGTGGCCAACTATGCCATTGCGTACAGTATTCCCTTTCTCAAAATGCACCTGTCCAATACGGGTGCCAACGCATACCAAGATAATAAGATGGAGCGTTCGCCCTGGTGGGATGTGCGAGACTATGGGCTGAACGCGGTACGCATAGGGGATCATGCGCTCAATGGTGCTGTCGCGCTCTTGGCCACGAGTTCCCTTGGGGCCGAGTTGCCCTTTGCCCGTGAGGTGGCGGGGTCGCTCTTTGGCAGTCCGCGGGAGCTGTCGGCGCTGTATTCCATAGGGGATTCGTACGAGATCTTCCTGCGGCTGTTGCCCCTGATGCGGGATATATGGGAGTTGTACATAGCCCCGCAGCTGTCGCCCTGTGTGCTCTCAGATATACGCGGGGATGAGACGGCGCTTGCGCTGCTGAAAAAGATCGTGGGCTACTACACCTTGGCCGATGCTGTATTTATGCAGGGGCTTACCTATACCAATTCAGGAATTGTGCTGCAATGGGAGCAGTTGCCTTGGCAGAAGTCCATGCTGCTGAGCGACACCCAGCTAAAAGCCCTTAAGGAGGGATTCCTGGAGCGGGCGCAAGGATATAGGGACTTGCTATTACAATATATAAAGGCACACCCTGCATTGTTCCCCTGCTACCAAGGCGAGCCGCTCGTACTTAGGGAGCCTGTGGCGAAGAAGTCGGGACTCTACTTTTAGTGAATAGTGATTAGTGGTTAGTGGTTAGTGATCCCCCTAGCCCCCGAAGGGGGGACGAGGGTGTAAGAGAGAAAAAGTGTAATTTTTTTTTTGAAAAATACACTTTTGCGCTAAAAAGTGCTGTTTTTTTTTCCTACAAATCCTACAAGGGTTTATTTACTTATAAATCAGTTACTTAACCCTAAAAAAGCGTAGGAAAAGGCGTAGGATTTGTAGGAAAATGAGGAAGTTGTAGGAAAGTGTAGGAAAATGAAATGCGGTTTTCCTACAAGAATTTAAGGGAAATTAACGCTAAAAAACCCCATTGAAAAAATATTTGTCTTGATTTTCAGTAACTTATGTTTTTTGTAGGTTTTGTAGGAAATGTAGGAAAAAAAAATCGGGGTTTTGAGCAAAAAGAGTAAAATTTAAAAAAAAAACGATGTATAAGCAGTTGAAGGATTATTTTCATCACTTGGCCGATAAGCATGTGATGATACAGGAGCACGTGGGATATTTCTCCCGTGAGATTATAGAAAAGCAAAGTAGCTTTGCGGGGATCGCTTCTCCATTCTTGGTGATCTATGATTATGAATTGGGCTTGGACGGGGGCGAGCTGAACACCTTGGGGCGTCGTAAGCTCGTTTTTAGTATCGTGTATGCCGATGCGCCGCACGATGATTTTGAGGGGCAGCAGGAGAAGATAGACCAAGCGGAGCGTATTGCCTTGCAGCTCTTGGCACGTATCAGGTGGGACAGTCATCAGCGGGATCATTTCCTATATGGTGCCTTTGAGAAGGACTTGACGCGTATTTTCCCCATAGAGGAGCCACAAGCACACTTGTACGGGGTGGATGTGGAGGTACATTTTAAGACGAAAGCGCCGCTGGTAGTCAATCCCGCAGACTGGGAGGATACGTTCTTGACGTGTTAGTTGTTAGTTGTTAGTGGGGGGGAGGGAAACTTTAACACATTTGGCAGTAAAAAAACTTGCGGAAAAATTTGGATATTGCGAATATTCGCAGTATCTTTGCAGTGTTAAATTAAATGATAGTTTATGACAGAACAAGAAACAGAAAGCCACGAGCTTACAGACAAAGAGTGGGAGCTTATACAAGCTATTCGCAATTACAAAAAGGCTTACCCCAACGGATCAAAATCACTCGTTCGTTACATTCAGGAGCTTTTGGGCGACCTACTCGACAGAGACTAACAACAAGCCCCCCGCGGGGGGCTTACTTTCAACAAATATTCATACTATGGCAATAGCAGTACAAAAACAGGAGCGCATCACGATGATGCAACAATTGGACGACATCTCAATAGATGTCTCTTGGCGACAAATCGCACACGATTATTTTGGGAAGTCTTCCTCTTGGATATACAACAAGCTCCATGGTCGCGATGGTAATGGAGGGGAGGGAGGCTTTACCGAAGCCGAAAAAATACAACTACAAGGGGCGTTGCTGGATATATCCGAACGTATTCGCCGCGCCGCAAACAGCATTCAGTAGTCATTGACTGAATTTAATTTAACACCTGAAGCCCTCAGCAATGGGGGCTTTTTTAGTGGTTAGTGGTTAGTTGTTAGTGATTAGTGGGTAAAAAAATAATTTTCCAAAGTTGTCCCTTTGCTTGCGGGCGGCAACTATTGTCTAAACAGACAATACACGGGGGGCTAAATAGGTAAAAAAGGGTGCGTGTATTGTCTAAACAGACAATGCACGATTGATACCTATTATATTATGGTATAAAAAAATAAAAAAAATATTTTATAGTTTTTAAAAAAGTCGTACTTTTATGACGGATTATGTCATTGTTGATAAGTATTGCATAACTGCTTCAAAATTAATAAAATGAACTTTAAATAAGTATAGATCATGGAATTAGAAACTATTTTAGATGTAACTTTAAAAGGATATGATAAGTATCAAACTTTCATAGAAAAATTGTATCCTGATCAGCCCTTGTATTTGGAACATTCGGTAAATTCTAATGGGTATGATGAAGTCTTTGTAAAAAGTAATTTGGGAATAATAGGAGAATTATTTTCTGAAGATGGAGAAGTGCTATTACCATATTTAAAAGAACCTGATAAATTTTATATAAAAACATCACTCAAAAAGCATTATATAAAGGAAAGAATAAAGCTTGCTGTGGTTGTTATTATAGAGGTATTCAAGAAGAATAAGGATTTTGTAGCGCCTGATCCTGTTTTTTTAGGGGATTATATTACCAATTATGATAAATATATTTTTGGATTCTCCGTAGGAGAAGATTATGAAATCACTTGTTCTTTGAACAAATTAAATAAGGAAGGACTTGAAGATTTGGACGAATATGAACTTCTTTTTCTAAAAATTTCCAATGAGATTGTTGAGGTATATAAAGTTGGTGCTATAAAAATTGGAGAACTCAATAAAGAGAACTCTTCGAAAATCATAAATTACCTGCGAAATGAAGATTATTCAGTAGAAGCACGTATAAAAAAAGTTAGTGAATCTCGTTGTACAATAGATATTATTATACAAAGGAAGTTTTATGTAATGAAAACTAATTACCTAAAAGATAAATCCTTACTGATAGAAGGGGTAGAGGTGATTGGAGACGATGGGAAATCATTATTGGAATATGAAAAAGAATTGATCCTTAGTGATGGATATACTCTTGAAGAAGATATTAGAATAAGAGAAGAAAATGAGAAAAAGTGGATAGAAAGAAGAAAAAAGAAAGAAGAACAAGATAAGAAATTAGCTCCTTTTTCTTCTGCTGGCTGTTTATCGGGGTTAATAGGGGGTATAGGTCTTCTTATTTACTTCTTTGATACAGAGAACTCTAATCCTACTCTTTATATTTCAATTATTTTAATTTTTATAAGTATAATTCTCTTCTTTTATATACAAAAAGAGATAGATAAAAATAAGAGTAACCGAAAATTAACAAAAAAATAACTTTCAAGAGGTGTGTGTATATAGAAAAAAGTTGTACCTTTGCAGCGTTCAAAATTCGCGGGCTTTTTCATGTCCGCATATCACATAAAGATTTTCGATTACTCACAGCGTGAGGGTGTCGCTATATAGTAATATATAGCAAATTTTGCGGATATATCCAGCGAGTTTTGAACAGCACCTACTCACGCTTTTTTATTTTTTATACTATGTTCAAAACTCAAACCTCTCACCATGTAGCCAAGGCTATATCGTGGGGAGCTGGTCGCACGGATCGGCTATTTCTTCAAAGTGTTTCGGGCTGCAAGAAAACCCTCAATGATTACGAACCTGCGGACGATCCTATTGTGGTGGATGTCGTGGCTCAGGATTGTTTCCGCTCTCTGCTTAAGGAAACCGCGTGTAACTGCTTGCTTGCCTATCGTGAAGGGCAGTGGCATGTCTCCACTTCTGCGGGGACGACTTCTAATTCTTCGTTACCCCTTGCTGTGATACATGCTTATGTGTCTTATTTTGTTTACCAAACCCAAAAAGAAAGGAGGGCCGTGTTATGAGACAGGATAACAAACTACCTCGTCCGCTAAATGAGCCGCTGGGGATAAAGCTCTCAGGCTGGCTCTGTGAAGTGGCCAACAAGATTGCCGAATCGGAGGATATACAGGAGAAGCTGTTCAGCTTTCCAGATATGTTGGAGGACTTATCCTACTTTGACGAGGAGGAAAAGGAGTTGGTTAAGTTCGTGTGCTCTCGGATGCTGTCGCT